GTATGTGTCCAGGTGCAAATTGTCCATGACTGGCGTTGTAGGTGTCGCCAGCCGGCAGAAGGCCGTCATTCGCAGGTTGAATGCGTCGCCCGGCAGCACTTCGTCTACATAGATGGGTACTAGCCATGCTGCGTCGAAGGTCGTTTTTAGTGCGCTTTGGATGTTGAATTTGCTTCGCGGTATGTCTGCTCGTGGCACCATCGCGAAGTTGTGTGGGTCTACACTTGCGTTTTTGTGCATCATGTTTGTTTACTCCTTGTAATCTTCTGCACGTCCGATAAGTTCGGGTGCTATTGCTGTGAGTTCCCCTGTTTGGTCGTTGAAACTGCCTACTTGGTACAGTTCATAGTCCGTGGGGTTGTTATGGATTGGTGTTTGTGAGTCGTTTACCGCTTGGCGGAAACTCCTGATTGCTTCGTTGCGTGTGTGTACTGTCATTACCGGCGCGTATGATTCGGTGGCTCGGTCGTATAGTGAAACTAGCAATTTCATACTTTTCCTCTTTCAAGTTGTTGAATTTTGGCTTTGGTAACCATTTCTTTAACCAGTAGTCTTTCTGGTGTGTTGTCTGCGCGTTGTTGGTAGCCGTTCCATTCTCGCGCGTCCTTCAGGTCTTGTAACCTCTTTGGGTCTTGGCGTTTTAATAGTTTGTCGTAGAATTTCGGTACGTTTGTTTCCTTTCCGTTGATGATGACGATATCGTGTTTGAACACGTCCTCTTTGTAGAATCTTAGCCAGTCTGCTCCTATTCCGGGTTTTCGGCTCATCTGGTTAAATTCTGGTGTCAGTTGGTATTCGCCTAGGTGGTCGTACCGTTTATAGTGTTCGTCTGCTTCTTCTCCTGTGATTTTTTGGACGCAATATCTTGCGATATATGCTGCGCTTTCGAAAGTAGCCTCGCCAGTTGATACGTGGCCGTGTGGCCAACAGGCTTCCAGATTTCTACTTGTGTATATCTTTTCTCCTGAGGTTGTTTGTTTGAAGTATTGCTTATCGTCCCAGTCGTGGTTAAAGAGGATTGCATGATAGTGTGGCCTTCCGTTAAGTGTTCCGTATTCGCCTGCCATGTAGAATCGGATGTTGTCGCCGTATTTTTTTCTAACTTTTTTCATGAAGACTTGGAAGTCTTCATAGTTGAGTTGGTTTCTATGCGGCAGGTTTTCTTCGTTGTACGTTAGTGTGATAAAACAGTTTCGTTTGTAGAGCTTGGCTTCGTGTACCGCACGCATAGCCCATACTCTGCTGTTTTCGAGTTTGCACCCGATGCATTGTCCACATTTGATTGTGATTTCTTGTGTTGTGCCGTGTCTTCGTAGTTCACTGAATACCACACTTCCGTTTTCTGCCCTGTACCCTGTTATTGGGTGATAGCAGGGCATTTTTTACAGCCTAATCCCGCCCCTCATGGGTGCGCTGTTGATGTTGGCTGCTTTTGTTGTTTTGGCATTGTGGTTGAATGCCTTCGCGCTGCTGCGCTTGTTCACTGGTGATCGTTTCATTTTCATACTCCGGTGGTGGGTTGCATTTGTTTTCACACTGCCATCTTTCGCAGTGATAACTTTCTATTAATGAGCATTTTCTCACTGTAGAACTTTTCGTGCGAGTTGTTCGATCTTTATTAGCTCTGCTTTCCAGAGTTCTTTAATCGTTTTCGGCGCGTCTGCGCCTGCTTTTCGTCCCACCTTTTCAGCGTGGGTTTTGAGTGCCTCCGATAGGAGCACTTTTTCTTCATCTGCAAACATTTGTTGCGTTTGCGTGTCTTCCTTTTGGATTGCCATTTTTTTCCTTTCTTGCGATGTCTATCGCGTTACGTGGGTTATTCCACGTCTGTAGTTTACTACTTATTTTATTTATTTCTACTATTTTTCCTTTATATTTTTCCAGATTGTTATATCGTTATTGATGTAATGTTTGTTTATTACTCCTTGATAGACAGTCCCCTGTCTTCCCGGGTATGGGGCGGAGCTCCATGTAGGCGGGGTACCCGCCGTAACTTTTGCCCGGCTACTATGCCTGGCATTTCGCGTGTCTTATTCAAGCGCGCGTCCCCCAATGCGAAAAGGCCCCGAACGGGGCCTTAAGCGAGGGGGGAGGACCAGTTTTTACTTGATGTAACTGGTCCGAGTGACCCCTGTCACTCTTTTTCTTTTTTAACCGGTTCTGGTGCGTTAACGTTCGTTGGCTCCTCCGGTTGTTCTCTTTTTATCGCTAGTCCGAGTTTTACTGCCTCGGCTGCGTTGTCTTCCTCGTTCATGAATTCCATGAACTTTTGTGGATTGTTGTCGAAGCGTGCTCTCGCTTTCGCTGGTAGTGTCATGAATGATTCTTGTGCTTGTCGAATCACATTCATTGACGTTTGGAAGTCGAATGTTTCTTCGAATTCCTGTGTTTGTGGGAAGTTGATCGGCGGCGGCATTTCGCCTGTTACTCCAAACCTTTCCACAATTGTATTAATGTCTACTTCATCTTTAAACTGTTGTTGTGTTTTGCTGTCAGTTCCTGTATCAGTTCCTGTTGCATCACTTACTTGGTTCGTATCGTAGTTATACGGTGTTCTGATGAATGGCGTAATTACTTCGCCTGTTTCTGAGTCTATCATTTTGTTAGTCCTTTTGTGGTGTTGAGTACTTTTCCTGCTGAGTTGAGGATTGTTCCTAATGCTCTTCCCCATGGGCTTGCATCTCCTCCCAATGTTTTTTCGAATGCTTCAAGGTTTTTAGCTCCTTCGATTTCTGTTCCTGCTAATGTTGTTAGTACACGTTTGTAGGCTACTTCTGCTTCTGTTTGTGTAATTTGTTCCATTCGCATACGTCTGTCGATATCTGCTAGTGCTGTTTGTGCCCTTAGAAGGTTTCCTGTTTCTGTTTCGTTCCAGTGTTGTTTCATTACAAGCTGAATTTCTTCTCTTGTTTTGTCAAGTTGAGTTTTTAGGTTTTCTGTTTCTTGAGCCATTTTTCCTGTGCTGGTTGTTGTGTTCCCAGTTTGGGCTTCGATGAGCTTTGTTTGTGCCTTTATTTGGTCGGTTTGTGCCTGTTTGTTTACAGTATCTGCGTTTACGTTAGCGATTGAGGATTGCGCTGAGTTTTGTTGTGCGCTTTAGTCCTTTGTTTAATACTGGTGGTCCAGCTGCTGCGCTCGTTGCTCCGTTGCTGTATGCTAGCATTGGATTGAGTCCTGCTGCTTTCAGGTCTTGTGTGGTGTCTTGGTATGCTGTTTGACGAAGTTGTCGTTGTTGTGCATACGCTGTTTGATTGGCGTTTTCTGCGTCGTCTCGTCCAATTATGTCATCCCCGACTCCTCCGAGGATGCTTCCTATTGGTCCGAAGAAACTTCCGATTCCGCTGAAGAGTCCCATGATTAGAAGTGGTCGATTAGACCCGGTACGCTATACATCGGCAAGAGTCGTGCGGCTTTCAGGTTGAAAAACGCGTCCATCAGGAACTGTTGTCCGTCTGCTGCTGCTCCGACTGCTGTTGTTCTGCTTACTACTTCTTGTGCACAGTCCGTAATGAATGCGTCGTTCAGTACTGGTAATGCTGTGAATTTTTGTGCGTAGTGCCAGAAGTCCAGTGTTGGCGTTGTTGTTCCCCTGAATAGTCCTGTGATCATGCTTGGGCGATAGCGGTACTCTGCCCATCGTTCTTGATATCCGAACACTAGGTTGTCGTTCGCGTCGCCTTTTGCGTAGATTTCTTTATTCAGGATGGATTGTTCGCCTAGCATGGCGAATACTGGCATGTAGTAGTCGTATCGTGTTGACCGGCTCCACATCCGTCGTAGTCCTTGCTGGTACGTTAGATCGGCCCGAACGTTCGCGAGTCCGATGATGATTCCGTGCTCTGTAAATGCTTGATTAAAGCCGTCACTTTGTTTGAGTACAGTTCCCATTGCCGCAAGGTTTCCAAGTGGTGTACTAGCTCCTGTAGTTCCAGTGGGCCCCGTTTGGGCGATTGGATTGATATTGACAAGAGTCGATCCACCTCCGAGGTATTCCGGGCGTTGGAGTCGTGCGTCTGGGCTAGTAACTCCCCAATGAGATTTGAGGATTTCTGTATATCGCGTTCCTCCGCGTGCATCGCGTTCCAATAGTTTTTGTATTTGGAAAGATTGTCTAAGCTGGTTGATGGTGGCGGCTGTAGCAGTGCTGAGATCTGCGTAGAGACTTCCTGTAGGTGTTGCAGCTTGTAAGACCCCCAATGTTCCAGCTGGAGAGACTGTGAATCCCCTAAGGACGTTACCCGTGTCCTTGACCCCGAAAGTGGCTCCAGTAGTGACCGTAGCTTTAATTTCAGCCGTTGTCCCCAGTGGGAGAGATACGCTTGCACCTTTTTGTGGCCATGGGAGTGCACTTGTGAAGTAGTCATGTCGTTTTCCTCGCTTTTTCATCGTGTAGTTGCTTACTGTGTCTGGCCCGTCGCCTTTGTCTACTGTTACGCTGTTTTGAAGGTTTTCATCCCTGAACCATTCGTTCCAGATCAGGTTATATGCTCTCAGTGGTAGTGCGCTGTGCGTGACCGTTAACCCTGCTGTTACTTGCCCTGATGTGGGCAGTCCCATGTAGTCTTGCAGGGTGTTTTTTAGGTATCCCCCCGTTGGGCTTACCTGTTGCGGCGTTACATAACTGATGCTGTCGCCGGGGTTTGTTTGTTCTCCTTGGAATTTCTGCCAGTTGTTCCACACCAGTCGGTTTGGTACGAAACACCAGAATGTGTCCAGGTGCAGAGGGTCTATGACTGGCGTTGTAGTTGTCGCCAGCCGGCAGAAGGCCGTCATGCGTGTGTTGAAGGCGTCGCCCGGCAGCACTTCG